GACAAAGGAGTAGTAGGTTCCTTTATGGAAGGATTTGATACCTCAGCAGGAAACACTCCTGTTGGGGGTGAAATTCCTTCTCCTCCTTCTCCAGGGGGGCAATCCCTTCCTCTATACGACTCGCCTCGCTCTGAACCTGCGAGCTATACTCCTCCCAGCGAACCTCCCAGTCAAGTGATGGCGGCTGGTGATGGTGAAATAAGTAAACGTGGGAAACGAATAAAGAAACAGCTTTCTTTGCCTGTTGAGGAAATCGTAGATTCTGCCACTAATGATTTAGGGGATGAGGATAAGTGGCATACTCATAAAGAGGAAGAGGCTTTTGTTCCTGAACGGGAGTCTGCTGATACTGACAAGATAGTTAAAGCAATAATTCCAGGTAGTGATAACTCTGTTCTCTTATTAAAGGATGTGAGGACTCCTTTCTGGGATTTACCTGGAGGTCATGTAAAGGTAGACGAAGACCTTGAGGATGCTCTCTACCGAGAAGTACAGGAAGAGACAGGGCTTGATATTGTCATGGCTAAGAAGATTATGACAAGACCTCTATATGTAGGTAGTCCTGTTCAAGAGCAACGAGAAATTACCTTCTATTGGGTCAGTGCCACGGGTAATATCGCCCTTTCAGACGAACACGATTTACATGTTTGGGCACCTTTTGAAAAGATACGTGAGATGGACCTTGGGTCTTTTGCCGCTATTCTTACTGACCTTGGTAAGAAGGTTGGAGGAGAGATTCCTTCCTTTGAGGCCAAAGAGGAGGGTGTGGCTCAAGTTACGGATGCTTCTGAGAGTGAAGTAGATAATGTTCATAACTACTCTCCTAGAGATAAGACACGTATGGGAGAGAAAAAGACCGTACAGACTAGAGATTCAGACCCTCAGGTAGAAAATCTTTATATAGATAAGCAGATAGGGGCTGCAGGTGGGGGATACTCAGAGGCTGGTGGTCCAAAACAACGAGAAAAGAACCCAATTAATCCTACAGGGGATGAAGACGAGGAAGGAGCAGACAACGCTGGTCGTCACGCCATGGCTACCGCAGAGACTCCTACTTCTCAAGCATTTAGTTCAGGTGCTGTTATAGACCTTCCAGAGGATGAAGCGGCTGAGAAGGGTGTACAGAAAAACGCTTCAGGTGGTGCGGGTACAGCAGGAGATGGTTCTCCTCCCGCTGGGGGTGCTGGTGGAGTTATGGCTCACAGTACTGTATCTGATTCTACCTATGGTGGTGGAATGGGAGGTAATCAGGGTCGTCCACAGTCAGGGAGCAAGGGTGGTCGAGTCAGAGAGGACTACGACTCTAATCTTAAACCTCTTCATAAACAACAGGATATGACTGTAATAGGCACTGCAGAAGGTGTTTCTACTTTGCCTAATGATGGAGCTACTCCTGAGAGAGGTAAAACAAAGAATAGCATTACCCGTCATACCTATGCAGAAGTAGAGGAACGGGCTAAGGACAAGAGAGCGTCTGCATTACCTCCTGAACAACGTGCATTAGGTTCTGGAGAGGTCAGTATTTGGCTTGCTAATGATGATAATCCTAAACGTTTCTTAGCTGATGAGGATGGGGAAAATATCGAGTCAGATGGTAGTAGAAAACGTACTATTATCCCTGATGGACAGGACACTACTACCAAGACACGACCCCATAGTCCCAACTTCGACCCCGCAGTTGAGCAGTTTACTAATCTTTCTAGTGATGGAGATTCGTATTTCAAGGATTTGTCTTCATATGTAACTAAAAGTGCAGATTCTCCCAATGATTTTGATGGATTCAAGTCTCTCGTTTCTGACCCCATTATGAAGATGGATTTGGGTAAAACCTTAGTTGTGGGGGGTTGGGGCAGTGTTTATGTGGTAGACAGAGAAGGTCATCGAATAAATTTGGGGGGATTGGATAAGGCACTAAAGAAGTTCCTTGCTAATCCAGATTTTGCCAATGTAAATATATTTCATAGTGGTATTCAAGTGGGAAAGCTTATTCCTAAGTTTGTAGATGCGAAAGGAAAAGTCTGGAAAACTCATGTAAATAGAAAAGGTCTTTTTGCCATAGTTGCTTTCAGGACTGACCTTGAGGTCTCCCGTAGGGCGATGGCAGAGGTTATAAAAGGAAATTTGAGAGGGTTCTCGTTATCTGGAAACTCCAATCCTGAGACCAAAGAGATTAGATGTGAGCATGGTTCGTGTTGGCAAGAAATAATGGATTTGGAGATTTATGAGCTTACCCTGTGTCAGGAACCCATGAATCAGGATTCGTGGATTACAGATATTATCCAGAAACCTGATGCCGAGACGTGTCCTGAGTGTTATTCAAGTCCTCCCCAAGCAAAGAGGTACGATTCAAACTTACGACCAGTGATGGATTAGAAAAGAAGAGTTAGGAGGTGTAGTGCTATGTTTAATTGGTTTAGTAAGACAGATGATATGTTGATGGACAGGGTTAATAAGCACAGAAAAGTGATGCCAGTGGTAATGGATTTCGTGGATGCCTGTGCAGATACTGTTAATGATGGGAAAATTTCTAGAAAAGATTCCCAGATTCTTATGAAACAGTATTGGCAGGTCATAAAGGCAGTGCAGAAAAACTAGATTTTTATTTTTACCAAAATACTTTACATAGTATTTTTTACTGGATATACTTGTAATACTGCGGACAGGTACCATAGATTGGTACCTAAGTATCGGACGGGAAGAATTTCTTAATATCCTTTGAAGGAGGAATAATGAGTAGCGCAAGCAAAGGACAGCTTCTCACTATCCTGAAGGGTTTAAGGGAGTATATTTCCAACGAGTACACCCTCAATGCCGACGGCTCTAAGGGCGGCGATTCAACCATGTCAGTGGATAAGGACTTAGATGCTGACTGGGTGAATAAGCTGGACCCCCTTAGTGGTGGTCAGGGCGGTGAGAGGGAAGGTGCTTCAGGGAAGACTACTTCTGCAGCCAAACAGGGTACGAATCCATATTTGCATAAGAATGTGGAGGATGAGGACTTTCTAGAAAATCTAGAAGATAATGAGGAAGATGACGAAGAGGACCTAGAAGAGAATATAGAAGACAACGAAGAAGACGAAGAGGCCGATGAAATCATTGATGAAGAGTTAGGCGGTATGTATGGCAAGTCCGCAGACGGTGCCATTCTTAACCTTCTGAAGGATGTCAAAGGTCTTTTGGAGTCACGCCACATGGAGAAGGCAGCAATGTCTGATGTCCGTGAGGAGCTTGACGAAATAAGGAAGGCCATGCCTACGTCGGTTGAGGCTGGCATAAAGTCGGGAATGAAGGGTTTTGGTTTCACCCCAACTGCAGGTGAAATGAAGAGGGTAAAGCCTAAGTCTAAGAGGAACAACAGGGTTTCTGGTCATCAGATTCAGAAGTCTGCTACCTCTGCTCCTTCGGCTCCAATCGGGGTTGAGGGGGATAGTCTTGCAGACCTTGCTGGTGCTTCTAGCGAGGCGATGAGTGCTGGTGAGGTACAGCAGGGTCAGTTCGTTGATGCTGTTGAGACCATTCTTAAGACTAACGACACCGATGACCTCCGAGGCACGTTTAAGAAGGTCAATTCGATGCGAGACCAGCAGGGTGATGTTGCCCCTTCCACTTTGTACTATCACAAATCGGGAGGTAATTAAACATGGCTAACAACATTAATCTTTCTGAGTTCATTGCTGGTGCTGAGAGAAATCTTCGGCAGTCAATGCTGCCACCTGGGTACTTTGCAAAGCAGACCTACCTGAACACGAGTGACGTTTTCAACGCCACTTATGGACGGAAGGTTTGGGACGCACTGAACAACCAGACGCGATTCTGGAACATAGTTAGAAAGGTCCAATGGGGACCTACAACTGGTTGGAGGGTAAGGTCAGACCGAGGCCCTGGAGCCAGCGCACAGGACACAGGTTCGGGTACAGCCAACGTGCTGTCATCTCGTAGCCGCCCTGTTAGTGAAACTGGGGCACTTCCCCAGATTGACTCCTCTGCTTACCAGCGTGTGGACTCACTACCGAGAATCGTTGCTTCGGCATTCGGTGTGAGCCTAGTTGGGCAGATTACTAGCGGTCTAGAAGGTGGAATGGGTGACAACCTTGCTGTGGAGCAAGAGGCTGCAGCCCGTGACCACATCAAGGAAATCAACCAAGAGCTTCTTTTGAGGGCTACCACCCGAATTACTAGTGGTGCCGCTGCTTCTGGTACGGCTACCATTCTTGATGCTTATGGGATGATGCGACCTGGGGATACCTTTGCTGAAGAGGACAGTGATACCGCTAAGACGTTCTACGGTAACGACTCTGATGCCACGGGTATTATCTACTCAGGTGGTGGCAACCTTGGGGCTACAGGCGACATTGCCTACGTTAAGAGTAGGGCTGGATTTACCTCCCTGGACGACATTGTAGAGCAGGATGGGCGAACTATTGCTGGCAGGACTGTTTCTGCTGGTGCCGACCTTTATAACCAGACGGCTCGTGCGGCTGGTGGTTGGAATGCCGGTGCTACCGTTCTTGATAACGACGGTACCGGACGCAACCTTAACCTGACTCTTCTTGACCAAGCGATTAGGGAAGTTCGTATAAATGGTGCTGACCCTGACGTAATTTTGATGGGTTATGACCAGTTCGACAGGCTTTCCTCACTCCTACAGGCGCAGCAGCGTTACATGGACTGGGGCGAGTTCGTAGTCAAGGTCGGTGACGAGAGTACCCTCCCAGGTAGCCATGCTGGTTTCCAAGTGGCAACTTACAGGGGCATTCCTGTCATTGTGGACCCTGATACGCCTAAGGCGTACACGACTGCAGGTACTATTGGTTCTAACGTGTACGTGCTTGACACGAGGTATCTGGAACTCGCTGTTGCTGCTCCTACGCAGTACATCGATAACAGGGACTTCTTCCAGGCGAATGCGTTCGTCCTTCGTGGCCTTTTCTACACCATTGGTGAGTTGAGGGCACTCAGGGTAGATGCACACGCTAAGATTACGGACCTAAACGCTTAAGTTAACTAGTAGGTGGGTAGGGGTGTAAAAGCCCCTACCCTCCTTGAGTTTTAACAACAATTTAGTTTTTTTTCTTGTTGCAAGTATCTGAGGGAAACCTTGGAGAGGTTGGTATAGGTGGAAGCAGCAGGAGAAGGAGTTTTAGATGGCACTTACGATTACAGAAATTCATAGAACTGTTTTTGGTAACAAGAGAATTGTTACCGCAGACTTAGATTTTGATGCCAGCTATCCTACAAACGGTGAACCCTTTGCTCCCGCTGATGTGGGTTTGAGGGGTTTTGACATTGTGATGACCGCTGCGATGTCTATCAGTAACACAGCGACACCTAACACTACGGCAGACTTGGGACACAGTCCCACTTTCGACTACACTAACAACCTTGTGATTATGACCTATTCAGACTTGAATGGGGCTGCTGATGGTCCAAGCATAGAGGTTGCGAATGCGGTAGACCTGACAGGGGTTCGTGTAAGAGTATTGATAGTAGGATACTAATTTAAGACTATGGGAGGGGTACTTAGGTGCCCCTCTCTTTAATAACTTAATAAGGGCAATACGAGTCAGCTTCGATTGCCATTGATTTATTACTTACGGGTAATTGCATTAATGGCAGTTGCCCTTTTTTGTTTAAGGAGTGAGATGAACCTGTTAGGAGTACTATTAGGGGCTGCTACTATTTTTGCTCTTATAAGTATATTTAATATAGGTATTATAACCGCTGCTGTAAGCGGACTAGTGGTACTTTTGGTTGTTTCTTATTTATTTAAGACTAAAAAACATACAGTTATTCAGGAAGGGACACAGATTGTGTCTTCCGTAGAGCATAATAAAGATAACATGGGTTCAGAACCATCTCCATTTGGTGGTGTAAGGAGTGAATAGATGACTACTAATTTGAGAACTGAAATAGAGCTTCGTCAGGTTTATGACAAAGTAGTCAGCTTTACCCGAACCACTACTGGTAATACCGCAGAGATAGTTCTTACTGTATCTGATTACATGGAAGAGGCTAACAGAGTAGCATTACTTGTTGAGGTACAGCCTCTTTATGTGCGTTTTGACGGGAGTGCTGCTTCTGGTACAGGTGCTGCAGGAGACAGCGATGCCACTATCTTAAGTTTGTATATGGGGGCAGGGCAAAGTTATACGGAGACCGATATAAAGATTACTGGAACTATTTCTATCATAGTAGTGACCAGCGGACAAAACGGAAGAATCCGTGGAACTGTCTGGGGTAGATAAGAACGGATTAGCAGCTAGAGTAACGGTCTTAGAAGCAGGATAATGTCTTTAGTTAATCAGAGTTTAATATACTGATTTTGATGTAGGAGGATGTAAAAAATGCCTATTCCCAAGGGATTTGAGACTCGTTACGGTGAGACGATTAAAAGAACTGTTAGAGAGTCTGTGGCTACGATGGTGTCCATTGTCCCTATTGACTACACAGCATCGGACGATGCGTCTAATGACATAGTAGCTGTTAACGCTACCACCCTTCCTACTATGAATCTGGTTACTAATCCAGGTATAGAAGTAAATACTAGTGGGTGGACTGCCGCTGGTAGTACTATTACCAGACAGACATCTCAGCAGCAAACAGGTGCTGCATCTTTACGTTGTGTACCCGCTAACGCTGCTGCTGGGGAAGGTGCTTATTACGACCTTGGGGCAACAGAGCCAGGGTCTTAT